GAAAACCCTCCCCTGCCAGATAGAACTGAATGGCTCAACGACTATGCCCACACTGAGTGGACTGTGGAAGAAATAGCACAAGGTATTCCACTTAAACGCTTGACAAACAAGCTAATTTCTGTATAATAGTAGTATGCTTATGACATATACTATTGAAGATTATCTAGATATCTTACTAGGACTGCATGGATTAAATTTTTCTATAGATCCTTTAGACTATAAACTTTTGCACAGTCTACATAATCAGATAATCAGAAACATAGGATTAACAGACAAACAATATCAGCTGTTAAAACAAAAACTAGAAACATACAAAGATCAATACACTGACCATGGCTATCACAATTTAGATCTGTCATCTACTAGACTGCAAATACGAACCATTGATCGAAGCAAGTGGATTAAAACAGTGATCATAGAAGATCAAAAAAAGATTGCTGTGAGATTTACTTTTAACAAAAAATTGATAGGGTCTTTGGAAGAAATAAAAAAAAGAATCTCGGCCGGATTCTATGATAAAGAAAATAAAATACATTATTTCGATTATAATGAAAAAACAATTTACAATATTATAGATGTTTTTAAAAACAAAGAGTTTGAAATTGAGGAAGACCTGTTAGAAAAATACAACAATTTATTGTATATGAAAAATAATAAAAAAGAATATATCCCTGGAATATATAATTTTAAACTTGAAAATTTAAATAATCATGCCTTTGATTATATAGTGTCTAGTCTAGGTGAACCCAGCCTTGAAAATCTTGCATTGTATAAAGATCGCAGATATCAAGTAGGTCTTAATCATTTCGACGAACAAGAATTAAATCAAAGCCTGCAACAACTAACAACATTGAGTCAAAAAATTGCTCAAAGATCTCGGAGAAATGTTTATATAAATTCAGACACATATCAGTTTAATAGAATTATAGAAAGCATATTCGAACTTGACCGTTTTCCTTTAATGATTGTTATTCCAGATGTAGACTCGTTAGATTATTTGACAAAATGTTATAGTGCTTTAAAAAATATTATCGCTGAAGATGATAGCACAGTTTTGTTTAGAAAAGACAATCAGGGTGAAGGTTTAAAATTCAATCAATTTATAAAAGACAAGAAATTAAATAACACACTTAGTGATACTACAAAAGTTGTATACATGACAGATAACAAAATACCTAAACCATTGATAAAATCAAAATGGAATCCTAACAGTATATTATTAATGAAAAGCTTGAGATTTTACAACAAAACCGAAGCATTTATCAATCAATACGACTTAATTATTCACTATGACAATCAAGTATCTCCGTTTATCAGAGACAGCATCGAGGAACTTTAATGGCAAGCTGTAAACTAATCATAGAAGATGAAGTAAACATAAAGCTAGAAGGACTTGATGTTGACATTCGTCGTAAATTAAGCAGTGCATTAAAATTTGAAGTGCCATATGCAAAATATATGCCGCAATACAAACTGGGGCGTTGGGACGGCAAGGTTGCGTTCTTTGGCATAGGTGGCACTGGCTATGTTAATCATCTTGATAAGATCCTAGAAGTTTTAGAAAACAATAATGTTAGCATTGTAGACATTGATGATCGTAGACATCCTGTGGATTTAAATTTTGATTTAATTACAGATAATTATTGGAAAGATCAAGATGTCCGCTGGCCAAAAGGTCATCCAGCAGAAGGTGAACATATTATTCTCAGAGATTATCAAGTAGAAGCAATCAATAACTTTTTAAAGAATCCACAGAGTCTACAAGAAATTGCCACTGGTGCAGGTAAAACAATTACAACAGCAACACTGAGTCACCTAGCTGAAAAATTTGGGCGTAGTTTGATTATTGTGCCTAACAAAAGTCTCGTAACACAGACGGAAGAAGATTACCGCAACTGCGGATTGGATGTAGGTGTATACTTCGGAGACAGAAAAGAACTTGGTAAAACACACACTATTTGTACTTGGCAAAGTCTTAACATACTTGATAAAAAACACAAGGACGGTAGTGCAGTGCTAAGTCTTGCAGAATTCCTGGAAGGCGTAAGCACTATTATTGTTGATGAGGTCCATCAGGCAAAGGCTGAAGTTCTTAAAAATTTGCTGACTCGCAATCTCCGCAACGCTCCTATCCGATGGGGATTGACTGGTACAGTGCCTAAAGAAAGTTTTGAATTTGAAAGTATTCACGCTAGTCTAGGTCCTGTCATTGGAAGTATCACAGCAAAAGAATTACAAGACAAAGGTGTACTCAGCAACTGCCATGTAAATATTTGTCAGCTAATGGATGTAGTCGAACACCGAGACTATCAGTCAGAATTAAAATATCTTGTTACAAACACAGAACGCATCGACTACATTGCAAATTTATTAAACACTGTAAAAGAACAGGGCAATACACTTATTCTTGTTGATAGAATCAGTGCAGGAGAAATGTTGCAGGAACGCATTCCAGGTTCGGTGTTTGTCAAAGGCGATGTTAAACTGAAAGATAGGAAAACAGCATATGATGAAATTAATGAAGGAACTAACCATGTGGTTATTGCAACATATGGTGTTGCCGCCGTTGGCATTAATATTCCTCGTATTTTTAATCTCGTGCTTATTGAGCCTGGTAAAAGTTTTGTTAGGGTAATTCAAAGTATAGGCAGAGGCGTAAGAAAGGCAAAAGACAAAGACTTCGTACAGATATGGGATATTACCAGTACCTGTAAGTTTGCGAAACGACATCTTACACAGCGTAAGAAGTTTTATAAAGAGGCTTCATATCCTTTTACAATAGAAAAAATAGATTGGAACAAATAACAATGAGAATATTAACCTTAGAAAACAATTGCTTCATGCTCAATAACCTGCCAGAAGAGCTAGACGAAGATGTGAGATTTAGCATATTAGATAATTCAGACCCCAAGGAGCCTGACTTCTTTTTTGTTCCGCTGATTTTTATAGAAAGTTTTTCAGCTCCAGCCATGGTGATGGAAATTGGAGGTAAAGAAATCATGATGCCCATTGATTGGCACATTGCAATAGGCGATGCGGAAAGTGGAAACGATCTAGAAGTGTTGCCACTAACCAGTATCAATGACCGCGGCTTTGAAGCATTTTTATTCAATCCTCTTTCAAGTTTTAAAATAGAATTTGGCGATATTAAAATCACAAATTTTTATAACGATGTAAAATGGTACTTTCCTAAAATGCGCAACGGTCAACTATTAAGTGTGCCAATCACCGAAGGTCCTAAACCATTGTGTGCATTCTTTGTAAAAGACATAAGTAGACAAAGTGAAGTAATTGAGTATTCAAAATTATTATGAGTAAGTTACTCCCAGGCGAACCATTGATCTATGAGCGAGCTGATGGTGTTGTCTACGCTCGTTATCGTGACCCTCCACATGATACAATACCTCGTTGGATTGTAGGAGGAGACCCTGCAGGCGTAGCAAGAGCACAGGGTAGTTTGTTAGAATATGGGTCGTGGGTAGACTTGTGTAAACTAGCAGAACAGTATCCTACTCTTAAAAAACAACTTGACAAAACAGTACAACTGTACTATATTATAAAAGATGGCAAATAAACTTCCAATCAAAGACATACTGGCTGCAATCGACATGGGCGCGAAAAATGTCTGGGATGAAATCACAGACGAAGAACGCAAAGCAATATCGTTTTGGCTGCTAAACAGATATGCAAGTTCTGTTAGAGGTAATAGAGAAAAACAGGAGCTGGCAATATTTAAAACCAATGAGTATTACAACAAAAATTGGAATGTTTTAGGTACCAAGCACCCTAAACTGCAATGGCAGATTCTCTGTCAAGCCTGCGGCACAGGTAAAATTGAATATCACGAATGGATTGGCCACAAAAAGAAAGGCAGTGATAACAGCAAAGGCATTAAATTATTAGAACAAATTTATCCTAATATGAAGCAAGACGAGGTAGAATTACTTGCTAGATTATCTACAAAAGCAGAACTCAAACAATTGGCTGAAGAACATAACATCGATGTCAAGCTCTGAAAAACCATTCAAATGTGAATACTGCGGAACTTCCTATGTGAAAGAAAAAACTCTGCTTGCACACATGTGCGAACAAAAGCGCAGAGCACTTCAAAAGAGTGAAAAACGAGTACAGCTTGGCCTTTATGCATTCAATAGATTTTATAAACTAAGTGCTGGTGCAAAAAAAGATAAAACCTATGAAGAATTTTGCAAAAGTCAGTATTACAATGCGTTTGTAAAATTTGGAAGTTTTCTGTCTAATGTAAGACCATTGTATCCTGAAAAGTACATTGACTATGTGGTAACCAGTCAAGTAAAACTTGATCACTGGTGCAAGGAAGCAATGTATGAAAAATATGTCTTAGAATTTATTCTCAAGGAAGATGTTACAACAGCATTAGAGAGAAGCATACAAACAATGATGGACTGGGCGGAAGAAAACGAACCTGCTCCGTGGAATCATTATTTTCAGCACATAAGTTTAAACAGGGCAGTATGGCACATCAAAGATGGAAAAATGAGTCCTTGGCTTATGCTTAATTGTAAAAGCGGAAAAGAAATGTTAGGCAGTTTCAACGACGAGCAGTTAAACATGATATATCATGTAATGGATCCCCAGCACTGGGCCATGCGATTTAAAAGAAATCCTCAGGATGTACAGCTAGTCAAAGACATTGTTAAAGAAAGTAACCTATGATAGATCTACCTGACATTGACATAGATTTCCCAGATAGAAACAAAATACTATCGATATTGCCTCACCGAATTGCTCGTTTGGATACAGGAAAGAAACATAACACAGGAGTATATGTCACTGAAATTCCTCACAACCCTGTGGACTTGTTGTCTACCTTAGACTATAAAACAGCTGAACAGCGTGGATATTTTAAATTAGACTTTCTTAATGTAAGCATATATACGGATATAAGGGATGAAGAACATCTTTTAGAACTTATGCACAAGGAACCATTATGGGAACTTCTAAATCATCAAGAATTTGTAGACCAGGTATTTCACCTTTCGGGACACTCAGAGATCTTGAAGAAATTGAAACCTACGAGCGTAGAAGAACTGGCCGCAGTGCTCGCAATCATTCGTCCCGCAAAAAGGCACCTAGTAAACGAACCGTGGGCGACTATACTCGAGGAAGTTTGGATTAAGCCTGAAGACGGTGCATATTATTTTAAGAAAAGTCATGCATTTTCTTATGCAATGGCAGTGATAGTTCACATGAATTTATTGTGCGAGCAACTTAATTCTTCGGACGCTTGACCAATTGTACCTGTTTTCTTTTTACTCTTTTCACTGTGAGATTATTTAAATTCACTGTAGGACCTATGGTTACCTTTACATCTTTGGTATTCATAGTAACCATAGAATAATTTAAAGATTCTATTTCTCTTCTT